CTCACGTTTGAACCACCCTCTGCTCTTAGTCTTACGCTTACGTGTTAAGCCTTTGATACCAAAGTAATTAAAACGAAAACCTTTTGTATCGTCATTGAGTGGTAGTGTTGCTTGTATTAAAAACATCATATTCTCCTTTGCTGTTTGATGTGTATATTGGTTGTATAACTAATTGATAGGGGTGTCAAGCCTATTTTAAATTTAAAGTTTCTACTACAGTAGCGTGGCAAGGTGACACAAAGTTTTCCTCATCATTCATGGTACTATCTAACGCTTGCATAGTCAGGAACATTAACTTTGTAGCGAGTTCCCTTGGTGTCTCTTTGACATCATAATATACGCCTTTCTTTTGATCGTACATAGGGGTAACACCTTGCTCTATCTTTTTTATGAGAGATCTAAGAAGTAAAGGTAATCTTTTTTCTGCCTCTTCTCTTTCAATTAAAGATCCATTTACATAAACACCTTTAGCATTTTGTCTTAGAAAAACTAATGTGTTAAATGTATCCATACCTTCTTTCTTACTGCACGTACCATTCATAATAGATAATGCAATAGCGGCACGTATACCTACATTTAATATACCTTGTGTGTTACGACAGACTTCAGCCATCTCTTCATTTAACTTTCCAAGTTTACCAAATAAATACTTTCTCATAAAAGTTAAATCTGATGTCGAAGCAGGTTTCCCTTTTAACATTCCAAATCTACCATTACCAGATAAGACAGCCCTAAAGGGTACACGTACTGCGGCTATGACTACATTAGGTAAGCCTGTAAGATCACCAAAGGTTCTCTTGTTACCTACATCTATCTTGTCTTTAACTACAGGTACTAAGCCTCTACATACAAGCATCATAACTGGAATTTTAGTTTGAACGATAGCCCATAATCTGTGTTGACCATCTACCATGACATCATCTGTATCAAAGCCTATGCCTTGGGTAGAGGGCAACCATTCTCCTGCAATTAGTTCTCGTGTAAGAACCGATACTTTAGATTGAGATAGTTTACGATAGTTTCTAGTATTCTTTACTAGATACTCTGCCGCTATCTCAGGCGTGATCAACTCATACTGAGCCGTTGGTACTACTTCAGGAATAGTGAGTCTAGTTAATTTTACGTTTTCCATTTGTATTTTTTCCTTTGTGGTTGATTGATATTCTACTGTCGAACAATTCGACACTAGCTTTTCTTATGCGTAAGCATACTTTGCACCGCTACCATGCGCTACAATAGCTATACTCTTTGCACTTATGTTTGACCCACTACATAGCTTACAGCTATCGCAAGTCGTCCTATACCCTGCTTCCTTAGATGCAGGACATAAAATCTCTTTGTCTTTTACTATAGAACTAACGCTATCTATAACTCTAAAAGTACGCAATCCATTATCCCATGCTTTACGTGCATCGGTGACACTATCGGCAGAGTGCATACATAAATCGTAGCGTGTATCTGCACTAGATATATTGTGCTGATGCGTGTAGCCTGTACGACCTACCGACTTAGTCAACAAGCTATCCCATATGTAAGATGGTACAGCCGCAGGATCACCATAAGAACCTAGTCGTATAAGTTTAGCTTTCCCTAGATCGGCCAATGCATCGTGGCCTGTAACGTGTCCATACTTACCACGATGATATGTATTCCATACGTTTAAGGGTGCTTGATATATAGCTACATAACAAGGTCGATCTTTAGCTAACTTCTCAGGCTCGCTAGCCTTGCGTGGTGTACCCTTCAAAGGACAATCGCCACAGATAGAGTAGTCGAGGCCTAGCTTGTTAGCATCACGAGGATCTACATCACGTACAAGTATCCATGTTTGTATCATGCTACCAGTTTTTATATTACTTGAATTAGATTTGAACCCAGTAGCTATACAGATAATAGGCACGCCATCAATCATAGATGGGCCGTCATATATAATCATTAGTTTATTCTCCTTTGGTTAAAATAAATTTATAATAGTTTGTGCAATTAAAAAAGCACCCATCATTACACCTAAAAATATTAATAGGTCAATCACAGTTACGATAATACTTTTTATGAAATTAAACATTCGGTTTCCCTTCCTGTTTGTACTATCCAAGAATAGATAGTTAGACTAGGGAGTCAACCCCCTTTAGGGGGGTTGCTTCCCACCAGTTTCCTGTACTCATCAGGTGTAGTACCTGTGAAGAAGAAGATACGTTCCATGACGTTTAACTTTTTAAACGCTAACACATCCACAGATACAAGACCTATCCAGTCTAATAATTCTTGTGGACTTATGTCTAAATCAAGTGTGTGTTTATCACCAGAAACAAGTGACTCTTTTGTAATTTTCATTTTACTTTTTCCTTTTCGGTTTAGTTTTAGTGTCGAACAATTCGACAGTAGAAACTTGCGTACCCATGAGATTACGTATGCCTCTGTGTGACGCAAGCATCTGTCTGTAGTACGTAGATGTCCACGCCTTGTCTGCACGTAACGCCTTACGTGTACGCTTACTCACTGAATGCGACATTATGGCGCACTTATGAATATACCAAACGATATGGCTAGCATGCATACAAGTACCATGCACATGCATAGAGCTACGCCTATAAGCAAGCGTAATGCGATTGTATAAAACATTTTCATAACTCCTTTTTTTGTTTGTGATTTTAGTGTCGAAACATTCGACAGTAGATGCAAAAAAGCCCTGCCAGAAGTGTGGCAAGGCTTATGTGTGTCTGCGCTTGTAGGTGAGTGCTACGCTTGCGCTAGCACCTGTAGTTGCTCGATGAATAGATCAAGAGATAGCTTACTATCTGCAAGCTGTTTGGTTACTTGCTTGGCAAGTGTTGCCTCGGTGATCTTCGTGGGTGCATCCGCCTTGGGTGTGTCTGCCTTTGCGCTTGCCTTGGGTGTGTCTGCGCTCTTGGGCGTATCCGCCTTGGGTGCTTGCGCTGTAGTCTTTTTAGACTTTTTCTGTAACAAAACTCTAATAGAAGACATTGACAAATCGTTAAGCTTTTCACTTGTGAAAGCTCGCTTAATCTGCGCCTTGTGTGTAGCACATGTCACGTAGTCGTAGCGTTGGCGTCTGTCTATGTGCGCCCAGTCACTTTGTGACCACCACTGTCCAAAAAGCTTATCGGATTTCGTGTTATTCTCGACTTGAAATTGTAGCTTTTTCTGCATGAAAATATGGCCCAACTCACAGCGTGTATCAAATGCCTGTGCATGTATGACACCCATCGCATCATGTAGCGTCACAGCATGTGCTATGACCTGTGCGTCTGTCCATACCTGCTTGCCTTGCCTCCACACATTGTCTGCACCTAGCTTGAGTGATACAGGCTTGCTTGTGGTTGCGCTTGTCTTCGTGGTTGCTTGTGTCTTCGTCATGTTCGTAACTCCTATGTAAACTGCTAGTCAAAATCGACTAGTGACAATCAAGCTAATCCATAGAGCAAAAATTGTCAAGCACTTTTGGTGCGCATTATGCGTAAGGAAAAGAAAGCTACTGTCGAATTGTTCGACACTAGGCCTCGGCTCCTTGTGTGCATAGGTGATAGGGGGGTATGCCTATGTGTGCAAGCATGACAGGGGGGTATGGGTGCATAACTTGGTCATTTTGTCGCACTTATGAAAATAGCTGTTGCTTTTTGTCACTCTAAAAGAGTGCTACTGTCTAGTTATCAGTCTAAAAAGCTTTGCTTTTCATGTACATACGTCAGGGCAAAGCCCCCTGCGCTACACGCAAACGCACACATGCATAGGGGGGCATGGGCCACCCCCCATCTACCCGTTAGCTATATATGTACAAGTACACACACGGGGTTTTTTGCACCTAAAGTTATTTATATGTAGGGGTTGACACAAAATATAGCGTGTAAACTAGAATGTGATCACAATTAAAGTGTACTAGCTAGTATAATAATAGTATGTGATACATATTGTCGCACTATACACGTTTTTGTATTGACACAGCCTCTAAAATATGTATAACTGCGTAGCAGGAGCAGGAGGTAGTTAAACTTTAAAGTCAAATAAAAATATAATAAATAAAAACACAGTAACTTAAAGACATCTGGACTTAGGTCATTAAACTTTAATAGTTAAACTATAGGTGTTGACAGATATATTTGTATATGATATAGTTTTATTATTAGTTATAATTGTATAACTCCTATAATAAGACTTAATCTATGTAATTAAGTTGTAACTTCAGTGTCGTAATGTACAATTCATTGTATTTTGCGACACTTTTTACCTTACTCCTTGAAATAAGTGTTGACAATGAACAAAAATAAAGTAAAACTATATGCAACAGAGTCTGTCATTGAAGAGTTTTACAGAACTTTAGCTAACAATGACACAAGAGGAGTAAATAAAGTACACATTCCTAAGTCAGATGTGTTCTATGTACGTAGAGCCATCTATGATGACACAGGAGAGTGGTATACGTTGGACCATGTAGAAAGAGCTATGTACGTGGAAGGTCATTTAACTAGAAGAGAGGTACTTGACCCCGACAGAAAGCGACAATACATTAAAGGACAAGACTACTTTTAATAATTATAAAGGAATATAACATGAAAGCATCATGGACTTGGATAAAAGAAAATAAACTAATCATAATAGCTGCAATAGTTATTTGTGTATTAGCATATAACACTGTAGTAGGCTAAAGTGTCACCTAAGTTACTCTTTGCCGTTACCTTTGCTACATTCCTTGGTGCATTTCTGCTACCAACTGTAGTAATGAAAGTGCATGCAGCTGATAGTAATACTGTATCTAGCACGGTAGTGACAGATAAAGCCCCACCTACTGCTTCTGCACCCTCAGTTGTAGTAAATAATTCAGACATCTGTAAGTCAGGCGCAGCAGCCAGCATACAGACGCAAGTATTAGGTGTAGCTACAGGTATAACAATAACTGATGAGAACTGTGAGCGTATAAAGCTTGCACGTTCTCTTTACGGTATGGGAATGAAGGTAGCTGCAGTGTCCACCCTCTGCAGAGATCACCGTGTCTTTGATGCAATGTGGATGTCAGGAACGCCCTGCCCCTTCATGGGTAAGATAGGTAATGAAGCCAAGACTGCATGGGAAAGTAACCTAGACATTATGCCTGACGAGTCAGAGATACGGGTACGTGAACAAGATAGACAAGAAGAAATAGCAATAGCTAAAGCTGACAAAGAAAAACAAGCTAAGATAGCTAAAGCTAAACGAGAAAGAGAACTAAAAAAGATTAAACCTAAGAAAAGGCCAGTAGATAATGAAGGTACAAAGCATATGTGGTTTAAGCCTATTGGTGCTATCCTTATGCTCCTTCTCATCTAAGGCAGAAGAGGTATGCCCATCAGGAACAGTAGGTCTTTGTGATCCTACAGTACTAGAAACAGTAGTAGAGACTGTAGATGTAACGACTCAAAACGATGGACAAGGAACTTTAACGACCACCGTAACAACAACTGTAACAACTACAGATACGGTAACAAACGAAGACTCAGGTGACTTACTATCCTCTGACTCTACTTATGTATCATCTAGCAAACAAGGTGATATGGACAGTGATTGGGGAGGCCAAGGACCAGCAAGTATGCCAACTGGCAATTCGTGTGGTAGTTTAGGCACAGATAAATGTGCAGAAATAACTGGAAGTGGTAATACTACATCTGTAATGGGTGTAAGCGGTATGGGAACTACGTTTATACAAACAGTCAATATTTCAGACATGAATATCGAAGCTGGTGGAGAAGTTAATTATACTATTAAAGTAGATAAGCAGGATTCCGCTGACTCTATTTACATGCACATTACAGGGAAAGATGGCTCCACCACTTCTTTTGCAGGAACAGACATACTATCAGCAGCAGGTACAGCAAGCGGATATGCAGAGTACTCTGGTAGTTTTGACTTTGCTGATTCTCTTACTTCTCTCATTATTGAGATAGGAGGCAGAGATATCAATCTGGCTGTAGGGCCAATGTTTGATGACGTGACTATCAATGTGTTGTATAACGTAGTGAGTCAGATTGTATTGCAATCAATAACTACAGTTGAACAATATGTATTACATAATGATGGTGCTACTGAAACAGAGATAGAAATAGTAAAAGACATCTTTGATAATAACATACCAGTAGAACAACCAGATGGTAACTTAGACTTTGAACCAATAGACGGAGGAGATACAAACGAAGATTCATATGAGTCCGTAGAATTAGAACTAGAGTTAGACTTTGAGATGGATTTTGAGATGGACTTAGAAATGCCAGATATGGATCTAGAGTTTGATATGCCAGACATGACAATAGAAGCTCCAGTAACTGCAGTAGATGTAGAAATGGAAATGGACATAGAAGTTGTAGAAGTAACAGAAGCACCAGTAGAAGAAATAGAAGTGGCAGCAGTAGAGCCTGAACCAGCAGAGAGTGCTCCTGAACCAGAGCCACAAAAAGAAACAGTAGAACAAGAACCTGAGTCACAGCCAGAACCTGAAACGCAAGACGAACCAGAAGCAGAGACTCAGGAAGAAGAAGTAAAGGAAGAGCCTAAAAAAGAAGAGGCTAAACCTGAACCTAAGAAAGAAGAAACAAAAAAGCCTGTAACAAAAGTAGCAAAAAAGAAAGTTGCTAAACCTAAAACTAAAGCACAGAAAAAAGAAGCTAAAGAAAAAGCAGGTAGTAAGATCGTTAAGAAGATGGGTGACAAAGGCAGATATGATTCTGCTAATCAATTAAAGACACTCATTGTAATGCAGGTATTAGGAGACACCAAAGAGTTTTTTTCAGCACAAAAGATGTTGCCAGACATTCAAGGTTTCTTTACAAGTGGGGTTGTACCTGATGCAGAAATAAAAGATAATAACTTTGCGTCTTTTATGTTAACAGGAAAATCCCACGTAAATATGAATGCATTAATTAATTTGCAATATAAATAAGAATTTGTTGTATTTGTAAGGGAATGCATTTACAATAGGTAAATAAATAATATAAATTAAAAAAAGAAAAAGGATACTACACTATGACAAAACTATCCATTGTACAAGGGATTGAAGAATACAAAACACCCGTTACGTTAGGTGACGGAGTAGTAACAATTACAGATGCTACTTACACGGTAACAACAGAACAATCAGGATCTACATTTATTTTTGATAGAGCAGCAGGAATTGTTGTAACTCTTCCTGAGTTAACTGCAGCAGCAAGTGGTGAGCAATATACATTTATTGTTGGAACAACTTTCTCAGGAGCAGGAAAGATTAATACAGGGGCAACAGCAGATTTGTATTCTGGTTTTGCTATCTTGTCTGACCCAGCAACTGCTGGTGACACCAACACTTTTATACCAGATCAAAGTAACGATGATACTATTGATTTGGGATCAATAGAACAAGGTTGGCTTTCTGGCGGTATGATAACATTAACTGCTCAGTCAGCTACTCGTTGGCACTGTGCTGCATATTTACTTGGTGACGCTACATTAGCAACTCCGTTTGAATAAGTAGATTAACATGGCTGTAAAAAAGAAATCAACTGTTAATAAAGCTGGTAACTATACCAAGCCTACAATGAGAAAGAATCTTTTTAATCAAGTTAAAGCTGGGAGTAAAGGTGGAAAGCCGGGCCAATGGTCTGCTCGTAAAGCCCAACTCCTAGCCAGCCGCTACAAAGCTAAAGGTGGAGGATACAGATAGTGGCACTAAAGGCTAGTCAAAAGAGTTTAAAATCATGGACAAAACAAAAGTGGCGAACTAAAAGTGGAAAACCATCTAGTAAAACTGGTGAAAGATATTTACCTTCAAGCGCAATTAAGTCTTTATCTAGTAGCGAATACGCTGCAACTACAAGAAAGAAAAGACAAGATACTAAAAAAGGTAAACAGTTTAGTAAACAACCTAAGACTATAGCTAAGAAAACTAGATCGTATAGGAAAGTCTAATGGCTGAAGTAGAATACAAAGGTATAAAAGTAGGTGGCTCTAAGCTCCTACTTATTATTCCACTTATAGGTACAATTATAGGTGGACTCTGGGGTGGCTTTGAAGCCTATCAAAGATATTTATCTATGGAAAAAAAGATAGCTAACTTTGTATCACCTGATCTATCTCATATAGATAATCATATGACTATGGTAGAAGCAGAGCTAGGAATTATAGGTGCTGAGTTTAAAGCACTCAAAGAAGTAGACGCTGCAACTGGAGCAGTTATACGAGAGCAGATTAACTCTGTTAAAGCTATCTCTGCTCAACTCCAAACAGATCTACACGATTTACGTATGGATCTTAATCAAGATACAGCAGAACTTAACAACGCTATTGAAGTTAAGTCAGACAAGATAAACGCTAATATAGATAAACAAGAAGCACGTTTAGAAAAACAAGACTCTCGTAATCGTCAAAACATAGAAGATGTACGAGGAGTTATCAATACTTTTGAACTACGGTTTGAATCTACTATCAGTTCTTTTGAAGAGCGCATGGATTCTAAGATGTCAAAGCTAGATCAGAAGCTTGATAACTTAGAGACAGCACTAGATCAAAAAATACAACGTGCAATAGATAACCCATTGGCAGGTAACTAAATGAGTATAACGTATAGAGGCGAAACATTTGCAGGGTACAACAAACCTAAACGTACTCCTAAACACCCAACTAAATCTCACGTAGTTCTCGCTAAAGAAGGTGACACTATAAAAATGATACGCTTTGGTGAGCAAGGCGCAAAGACTGCAGGTAAAGCTAAAGCTGGTGAGTCTGCAAAGATGAAAGCTAAACGTAAAAGTTTTAAAGCTAGACATCGTAAAAACATTAAGCGTGGTAAGTTAAGTGCAGCTTACTGGGCAGACAAGGTTAAGTGGTAAGATGTGGACACCTTTAGTACTTATGTGTTCTATGTATGTTAGTACAGAATGTACAACATATGGCGGACCCGTATTTAAAAGTGAGGCAGTATGTTATGAACAGATACAAAAAGTAGGGTTGCCTTACTTAAAACAAAAGTTTCCTTCTGGTAGAATATTACAAATAAAATGTGTTAACTGGAATGTAAACAAAACAAAAGTAGATACGTAAGAAGGAAATGTAATGGCTAGTAAATTAACAAGATGGATTAATGCTAAATTAAAAAAGAAAGGCTTGTCCGTTAAAGAAGCTAAAAAGAATGCAGGTAAATATAAAAGTATTGCTGCAGCTAAAAGAGCAGGAAGTCTTTACTACACAGATAAAAAAGGCAGGATAATGATTGCTGCTTACGCTGAAGATTTAAAAGATGCACCTCCACCTAAAAAAACAAGCGCACCTAAAAAGTCACCTCGACCAATTAAAAGACCAACAAAGAAAAAAGAAACAGTTTCTAATAGACAAGCTGAAAAAGATATAGATGCTGCAAGAGGTAAAATAAAAATAGCTGAAGCAGAAGCAAGAATAAGAGCAACAAAAAAAAGAATAGAAGAAATTGATAAAAAAATAGCAGATCTTTTAAAAGAATCTAAAAAAGAAACTATTAAAAGTAAAGTAAATATATTAAATAAAACTGCACAAAGATTTAAAGATACAAAAGTAGCAGCTAAAAATTACTTAAACCGTATTGAAAAAGAATCTAAAGAGGCTGGTAAAGAACCAAAACAAATAACTGTAATAGCAGTTAAAGCTAGTCCTCGCAAAGGATATGAAAGTGGTAGAGATGATATGCAATCACTGCCTCGTTATTTGCAAGACATAAGAACTAATCCATCAGCTAGACGAAAAAAAAAATAACTAAAGCAAAAGGAGGATTAATAGATATGAGAAATAAAGGTTTGTTTAAATAACAGCCCTATTAAGTTTAATAACTAAAAGGAATATACAACATGGATAAAATTAAAACATCTATTGCAAGTATTACCGAAATAGGTATATCACTTATCACACTATCTATCGTAGCTTCAATGCTAGTTGGATCAAGTAATCTAATATTTTTAGGTGATGCAGTCGCTAACATAGTAGATCTAATTGAAATGCTAGGCAGCGCAGGACTTGCAGGACTAATTGCTACAGGAATTGTACTGTACCTATTTGGCTGGTCAGGTTTCTGTGATTGCAAAAAGAAGTAAATACACATAACGGGGTTGCAATAAAAGCAATTTTATGTTATAACTAAGTATGGTATAACTTCCGTAGTAAGTCAGACTTCCTGACATACTTTATTAAAAAAAGGAATTATACTATGCTAAAAAAATTATGGCGCAGAGCAGTAGCTGCACAAGAACGAAGAGCCAACTACTGGAAATTACAAAACATGACTGACAAAGAACTGCGAGACATCGGTGTTGAGCGTTTTGAAATTAACAAAAGGATTTATAAACAATGAAGAAAAAAAGTGGTGGCTGTGCAGGTAGAGGCATGGATGTAATGAAATTAAAAACGGCTGGTAGTACAACTAAGAAAAAACCATCTAACTATGCGTATGGTGGAATGGCTAAGAAAAAACCTGCAGCTAAGATGATGGCTGGTGGTATGGCTAAAAAGAAACCTGCAGCTAAGATGATGGGTGGCGGCATGGCTAAGAAAAAATCTATGGGCTATGAAGCTGGTGGAATGTCAATGAAAAAACCTACTGGTGGACTAAAGAAACTACCTAAAGATGTACGTAACAAAATGGGTTACATGAATAAAGGTGGCATGGCAAAGAAGAAAGCTAAGTAATGTTAGCTCAACTTATATCCCCTGTCACTGGTCTTCTCGACAAGTTTATTGAAGATAAAGACCAGAAGAATGCTCTCGCTCACGAGATAAGCACGATGGCTGAACGCCACGCACAAGAACTAGCTATGTCTCAGATTAAAGTTAATCAAGAAGAGGCAAAGTCTGGTTCTTTGTTTATAGGAGGATGGCGACCTTTTGTAGGATGGATCTGTGGAATTGCATTGCTGTATCACTTTATCTTGCAGCCTTGCATTCTATTCTTTGCTACAATGTTTGGAGCTACACTACCACCTTTACCTGCATTTGACATGGGTAGTTTAATGACTGTATTAATGGGAATGTTAGGATTGGGCGGTTTACGTAGCTATGAGAAGAGCAAAGGTATAGCTAAAAAATGAGTGCAGCAAACTTTTCTAAATGTTTAGATATGCTCCTACATCACGAAGGTGGTTTTGTAAATCATCCTGACGATCCGGGTGGCATGACAAACTTGGGTGTTACAAAAGCAGTATACGAAAAATACATCAAACGTAACGCTACTGAAGCTGAGATGAGAGCATTAACAAAGATTGATGTCTCACCTATATACAGAAGTAATTACTGGGATAGGGGGCATTGCGATGATCTACCTAGTGGAGTGGATTGGTCTGTGTTTGATTGGGGTGTTAATAGTGGAATGGGCAGGGCAGCAAAAGCGTTACAGAGGGTGGTTGGTGTTACTGCTGATGGTGCTATTGGTCCTATGACAATTAAAGCTACTCACGATATGAAACCTCAAGATGTAATAGTTAAGATGCATTCTTCTCGTCAAACATTTTACGAAAGTCTTACTACCTTTAAAACATTTGGTAGAGGGTGGTCACGTAGAAACGATGAGACACTAGAAGCTGCATTAGAAATGGCAGGAGAATAATATGGCAAACAAAACTGTAGAAGCACCAAAAGGTTTTCACTGGATGAAGTCAGGTAAAGGATATAAGCTGATGAAAGGTGAATATAAACCTCATGCAGGTGCAGTAAAGAAAGCTTCGTTTGAAGTACAGAAAGTTCACAAAAAATGACACGAGTATTAACTGATAATCAAAAAAAGTTTTTAGAAGTATTGTTTGAAGAAGCAGGTGGTAGTCACGTTGCTGCAAAAAGACTTGCAGGGTATAGTGAGAACACACCAACTAAAGCTGTAACTGATTCTTTGAAAGATGAGATAGTAAGTGCAACAACTGACTATCTAGCTCAGATTGCACCTAAAGCTGCTGTAGCTATGGCTAGAGCATTAGATGATCCTACTGAGTTAGGCATACGAGATAAGATGTCAGCCGCTAAAGACTTATTAGATAGAGGTGGATTTGGTAAAGTAGATCGTGTAGATGTTAATTCATCTGGTGGCGGTGTATTTATATTGCCAGCTAAAGAAGGTAAGAACGAATAAAACGTGAAGACTTAGGGTATTGGGAATTACCTAAACCTAAAAGAGGAAAAGAAAAACACTGGCACACTATTGCTAGAGTATCGTTAAAAACTGTACCGTTTGGTTATAAGATTAATGACAACAACGACAGACTATTAGATCCTGTACTTGATGAGCTAGAAGCACTAGAAGTAGCTAAAAAACATTTATTACAATACAGTTATAGAGAAGTAGCTCAGTGGTTATCAAGACAAACAGGCCGAAGTATATCCCACATGGGACTAAAGAAAAGAATAGACATTGAGCGAAAACGTAAAAAAACAGTTGCTATTAAACGTAGGCTTGCCCAGCGACTTGCCCAAACGCTCCAAGAAATCGAGAACCTCGAAACGCAAAAAGTCGGAACCTACTCTAGTTAAAAAAGTTGACGCTGTACCTGCTAAACCTATAGCACCAGCATACGATGTACAAGAAGCTCAAGATGTAGTCTTCAAAGCTAATGAAGGACCACAGACAGACTTCTTGTCTTCATCGGAAAGAGAAGTACTTTACGGTGGGGCAGCAGGTGGCGGTAAATCTTACGCTATGTTAGCTGATCCATTACACGGATTAAACAACTCAAACTTTAGTGGACTACTAGTTCGGCACACTACAGAAGAACTGAGAGAACTTATACAAAAAAGCCAAGAGTTATATCCTCGTGCTATACCCGGTATAAAGTGGTCAGAAAGAAAAAGCCAATGGATTTCACCTAGAGGTGGTAGACTTTGGATGTCTTACTTAGACAAAGACATGGACGTTACACGTTATCAAGGACAAGCTTTTAATTGGATAGGCTTTGACGAGTTAACACAATGGAGTTCTCCTTACGCATGGGATTACATGAGATCTCGTTTACGTAGTGCATACTCTAAAGAATTAGGTCTGTACATGAGAGCTACAACAAACCCCGGAGGTGCAGGACATCAGTGGGTTAAAAAAATGTTTATTGATCCTTCTCCATATAACAAATCTTTTTGGGCTACTAATATTGAAACAGGCGACACTATTACATTTCCTAAAGGCCACACTAAAGAAGGTGAGCCATTATTTAAACGTAGGTTTATACCTGCAAGTTTATTTGACAATCCTTATCTTTCTGAAGGTGGCGACTATGAAGCAATGCTTTTATCGTTACCTGAACATCAAAGAAAACAACTACTAGATGGAAACTGGGATGTTAACGAAGGTGCAGCATTTCCTGAATTTAACAGAAACATACACGTAATTGATCCTTTTAAAATACCTCAAAGTTGGTCTAGATTTCGGGCCTGTGATTACGGATACGGGAGCCACACAGGTGTACTTTGGCTTGCAGTTTCTCCTAGTGATCAACTAATTGTATACAGAGAATTATATTGTTCTAAAGTTACAGCAACAGATTTAGCTGATATGATAATAAATGCTGAACAAGAAGACGGAACAATTAGATACGGTGTCTTGGATAGCTCCCTTTGGCATAAGAGAGGTGATACAGGTCCAAGCCTAGCTGAACAGATGAATATGAAGGGATGCAGATGGCGTCCTTCTGATCGTTCAAAAGGCTCACGAGTGGCAGGTAAAAACGAGCTACATAGACGCCTGCAGGTAGACGAGTTTACAGACGAACCTCGCCTTGTATTCATGTCTACCTGTACAAATACAATATCGCAAATACCTGCGTTACCGCTAGATAAGAATAACTCAGAGGATGTAGATACTAAATCAGAAGACCACTTGTATGATGCTTTACGATACGGTATAATGACACGACCTCGTAGTTCACTATGGGATTTTAACCCAGCAACACAACGATCAGGCTTTCAAGCGTCTGATCCTACATTTGGATACTAATAAATATGACTGATATAAACAATTTTATGGACACAGATATTTCTTCTTCTTTAGGTGATATAAAAGATACCGAAAATTCGGATGATCCTAAATCAGGTAGTATCACACAATTAGTTGAAGACAAATTTAAAAAAGCTGAAGATGCTAGATTTGTTGACGAGCAAAGATGGATGAGTGCCTACAGAAACTATAGAGGTTTATACTCTGATGATGTAAAGTTTACTGAAGCAGAACGCTCTAGAGTATTTGTAAAAGTAACAAAGACTAAAACTTTAGCAGCATACGGACAAATTGTTGATGTGTTATTTGGTAATAACAAATTTCCTCTTTCAGTAAATCCTACTAAACTTCCTGAAGGAGTTTCAGATACTGTTTCATTTGAGACAGATCCAAATGGTCAAAAAATTGCAGAGAAGTCAAGAGAAGTTTTTTCTAAGCCTAGTCCTTTAATTACAGCAGATACAGTGCTAGAACCCGGAGAAACATTAAACTCATTGAGAGAACGATTAGGTCCAGTAGAAAAAAAACTAGAACCTATTACAGATCTTTTAAGTGAAAGTGTACCTGTTACTCCTACTTCGGTTTCTTTTCACCCTGCAATGGTTGCCGCTAAAAAGATGCAGAAAAAAATACATGATCAATTAGAAGAATCAAATGCCAACAAACAACTGCGGTTAGCTGCATTTGAATTAGCTTTGTTTGGTACAGGTATTATGAAAGGTCCATTAGCTACAAATAAAGAGTATCCTAATTGGAGTGACGATGGTGAGTATGACCCTGTAGTTAAAACTGTACCATCTACTAACTATGTATCAGTGTGGAACTTTTATCCTGACCCTGATGCAGCTAACATGGATGAAGCAGAGTACTGTTTAGAACGACACAAGATGTCTCGCTCACAAATGAGAGCTTTAAAAAAACGTCCTTTCTTTAGATCTAACGCAATAAATAACGCTATTGAACTAGGAGAGTCCTACGAAAAGAAATGGTGGGAACAAGAAATGGAAGATGACGCACAACAAAGTTCAGCAGAGCGTTATGATGTGCAAGAGTTCTGGGGTTTTGTTGATGTTGATATGTTAAAAGAACACGACATAGATATACCGCCAGAGTTAAAAGAATTAGATGAAGTAAGTACAAACATATGGATATGTAACGGACAAGTACTACGTTTAGTTATGAACCCATTTAAACCAGCTATACTCCCTTACTATGCTGTACCTTACGAGATAAACCCTTACAGTTTCTTTGGTGTAGGCATAGCTGAAAACATGGACGATACCCAGACACTTATGAATGGGTTTATGCGTATGGCTGTAGACAACGCTGTACTTAGCGGTAATTTACTTATAGAAGTAGATGAGACTAACTTAGTTCCCGGTCAAGACATGAGTGTGTATCCCGGTAAAGTATTTCGTAGACAAGGTGGCGCACCCGGTCAAGGTATCTTTGGTACTAAGTTTCCTAATGTAGCTCAAGAGAATATGCAGCTATTTGATAAGGCTCGTGTACTAGCTGACGAAAGTACAGGCTTCCCTAGTTTTGCTCACGGACAAACTGGAGTATCAGGTGTAGGACGAACTGCATCAGGTATCTCTATGCTTATGGGTGCGGCAAATGGTAGCATACGAACAGTAGTAAAAAATGTTGACGACTATTTAATAGGACCACTAGGTAAAGCATTCTTTAGTTTTAATATGCAGTTTGATTACGATACAGAAATTAAAGGTGATTTAGAAGTAAGAGCTAATGGTACAGAAAGTCTAATGGCTAATGAAGTACGTAGTCAGAGATTAATGCAGTTCTTAGGAGTTGTACAAAATCCTGTACTTGCACCATTTGCTAAGATGGACTTTATCATTAGAGAAATAGCTAAGAGTATGGACTTAGATCCTGACAAAGTTACTAACTCGTTAGGTGATGCAGCTATACAAGCAGAAATATTTAAGAAATTTAAAGAAGAAAATCCTGAAGCAACACCTGAAGCTGCACCTCAAGGTGCGCCTCCTGTAGCTCCACCTACTGGTGGACCTGCTAAACCTCCTGCTGGTGGACCACCTCCACCACAACAACCTCCTGCAGGAGTTCAAGTTCAAGATACTCAAGGATCAGGTGGAGGTAACATAGGTACAGGAACAGTTCCTACTCCGGGTGAACAAGGCTTTACAGGAAATGTACAGTAATGGGATTTAAAGTAAAAAGAATACCTTTTTTACCTGAAGGTGGTAAAGCTATAAATGATGGCATAAATCAATTCATTGATACTTTTATTGACCCTTTGTTTAAATCAAGACAAAAAGAAGACTTAGGTATTACGTCAAGTGGTAAAGAAAATCCTCCTTTTAAAGGAGAAGGTAGTCTTTCTAAAGTTGAAGAAAACGCTTTAGATAGAAGAATACTTGAAGAAATTAAAATTGATGATTTCTTACGTGGAACAGATTTAGAAGGTAAAGTTCTTACTGAAGTTGAACGTAATAAACTTATAAAAGAAAGAGCAAAAACAGTAGGTCTAGGTACTAATATATTACAGTTTTATGATCCTGTAGTTTCTAGTTTAGAAGCAATGAATATTTCTAAAACAGGAACTAAAGGAAAAAACATATTAGCTAATCTATATAAAAGATCTCCAGAAATAAAAACTGCTTCTTTACAGTTTAGAGATTTAGAAAGACTTATTGATCCAGAAAAATTATATACAAAAAAAGAAATAGTAGACATAGCTAAAGAAGAAGGACTAGACGTAACAGCAGAAGTTTATGAAGGACAAAATGTAAAGTATGGATTTGATCAAAGACAAAATTTAGATCTTCTTTCAAATTTAACAGAAGAAGAAAGAAAAGATTTAATAAAAAATATTAGAGAGACACACAATATTTCTAATAAAATTTCAGATGAAACAATAGAACAAAATATTTTTCAGTACACACTAGGTAATGATTTATACAGAAATGTTACTCCGCTAGATACGGAAACTACTAATAAATATTTTGAAATTAATTTACGAGCAAAACGAATAAAAAATATTGAGATTTCTGAAAGAGAAAATAGAAGTAAAATGCTTAGGTTTCCTAGTACACATTTTCCTGATTCCTTTGGTCACGCTAGAGGTACAATCATGGACGTTTTAAAACCTGATAACACAAAAGAACGTGTGATTATTATGGATGAATTTCAAACAGATTTATTTAAAGCAGATCAACAAATGCAAATAACTAGATTTGGAGAATTTCCTAATGCAACAGGTTATACAGTAGGAAATGTTGACTTTCCATTAGCTAATCCAATAAAAATACATGCAGACTATATAGAAAAACTTATGTATAGTTTAATGATTTACGGCAAAGAAAACAACGTATCAAAAATAATAATACCTCAAATGGATAGAATAGCAGAACCAAGAGATAAATTTGGTTACACATTAAATAAAAAAATATACAAGAGTGCAGTAAATACTGTTTTAAAAAAAATCAAAGCTGAGTTTGGTGATACAGTAGAAATAGGAAGACATAAAATTCCGTATGCTAATAGCCCTGTATTATTAAAAAAACAAATGACTGATATAGCAAGAAAGTATGGGCTTAGTGGTACTACAATTAAAAAAGATATATTTAATTTAAATAAAGAAAAATCTGAAAAACTTTTAAATGATTTTTTAATTCCAACTTATAATGAAATTAAGGGAAAAATTGGAAATGAAAATTTTATATCTATTGACAAATTAGAATCTATAGATGATCGCATAATAAACATAGTTAGTAATGGAAAAGTAGTTGACGGAGATATAGGAAAGTTATCTGGTAAAGAACGACTGCGTATGTTAAGATATCAAAATATGACTTTAGAGGATGTAGATATATTATTTATGAAGGTGCATAAAGCTCGTGAGAATAGAGAACAAGGTGTTAAGGCAGGAATTTTACCTGCTATAGATGATGTATTAGATGCACAAGATGTAGCAGCAGATATTAATCGTTCATATAATGAAGCGCATGGTTACATAGACAAAGTCTCAATGCAGGGTACTAACGCTGGACCAGAAGATGTAAACATAAACTTAGATCATGTTTTATTATTATTAGAAACTGAGCCTTCATTTATAAACTACTTAGTTCTTAATCAAACAAAAGAATTAACAACTATGAAATTAGATCACATAGATAAATTGAGAACTTTTTGGGGTAAAGATTGGGAATCTCTAGGAGTAGAAAAAGATGTTAATAATCCTTTTTATGGAGGTAGAATAGGAGATGAACACCATATTACTTCTCCTTATTATCAATTTGACAGAGGATTTGGTTCTCAAAACCAACCATTACAGGCTGCAAACGATAGTTTAAATCAATCTGCTTATTTAATAAAAAGATTCTTTAATGTAAATACATATTTAAAAAGAATGGCAGATCCATACAGACCTTTATATAGTACTTATGATGGTTTTTATAATACAAATATAACAAAACTAGGAGAACAACTTAGAAAAGTTGTATCTGATGAAGGAGGATTAGTATCTATTGAACGTCTTGAATCTAACAAAATAGTACAAAAAACAGAACTACCTGATTTAATGGCTCCAATTCCCAAACGGGATACAGATTTTTATAAAGAAATAATTTTAGCAGCAGAACGAGTAACAAAATTACAAAAACAACTAGATAAACAAAAAACTATGACACAAGAAGGAAACTTTCTTGACATATCTAAACTTGATTTTGACCTTGATACAGAGCGTTATCTTCAAGCAAGAGGGTTTGCTGAAGGTGGTTTAGTTAGTAAAGGTTTAATGTCTAGGCCTGACTACAAAAGAAAAAGCGGAACAGTTGTATGAGAGAATTAAAACAAATAGTAAACACTAAACCTGTATGGGATTCTTTCTTAGAGTACTTAGATGAAACAATTACATTAGTACATAAACGACTAGAACAAGAAGTAGATGTCGAAAAGATATACAGAGCGCAAGGTGAGATAGCTGCACTTAGACGTTTAAAATATATGAGAGATGAATTTAACAATGACGATAAAACAAAAGGATTTTACTAATGGCTATTGAACAACAAATGGAAATGTTTGGTGCAGGTGATATGGGAAGGTTAGACGATGATGGAATGACTAAAGATCCTGTAAGCGGTAATCCAATACCACCCGGTAGTATGGCTAACGAAGTACGAGATGATGTAGAAGCGAGACTTAGTGATGG